CCAATATAGGTAACCTACCTACAGGAGCTGTATAAGTTAAGCTAGGGTCGTAACTAGAGGATGTGCTTACCGGTTCAGTGGCCATAACTTGCTCCTAGCTTATTGGTGGGACTGGGGTTATCTCTTGAGGTACAAAGTTGAACCCAAGACCCGCAGGAATGTTATCATCAGTATTAGCCAGCTCAGTTACTGTCTGCTGCCTAACCAAACCAATATCAGCATTAATCTTATTAACTTGTTGCTCATTGAGTAAGAATTGTGTCGCCGTCTGCAGGACTGCAGTTAGAGCTCCGAGATACACCGTAGTGTACTCGTTGCCGGTGATACGCTGAGCATTATACTCTTCCTGTAGATGAAGCTTCGTTGCTTTCATCAACTGATCAAAGACACCAGAACCATCTAAACTTATAGTGGTTAATGACTCTATTGGGGTAGCTAGCGTTTCTTTCTCAGTACTACCAACACCGGCATCAGCATTGGTCTGGTCAAAAGTGGTCGGAGTCCAACCAGCTAATCCTAAATCTACATCCTGCAAACGAATCGACATAACTTATCCTCCGGCTATTCTTGGCCAGCACTTGCTATAATTTGGCGCTGCTTCAACTCATTCAACTCAGTACCGGTAAGAGCCGGCATAATTTCAATTGCATACTCAGGTACTAGGCGATGCTTCTTAATACGCTTGTTGCCAATCTTAATTTCATAGTGACTCATATATTTCTTACTCTTCAAAGACTGTAGTAAGATATTAGGGATGTGCCACCCTTGATCAGCATTGAATGGAATGTACTTTTTGATCATCCCCAGTTCACCATTACCTACAGAATGGATTTCACCTGGGATATTACTTTTATTAGGGTTCATGCAAGTGACTCTAACTCTAACGAGTTTAAGTGCTTCTTGCTTTCTTTTAGTTTTAAGCTGCATGGGAGTCTCTCTAACACCAGGAGTGAATGTATTTGCCCTCCCGATAGCCTCTGCAGCAAGAATTGTATCTGCCTGCTCATCAGCGTACTCAGGCGCTTTTGGTGGTGCTTGCTTAGCAGCAATCTTTTCTTTCAACTTATCTGCACCAATATTTGGGTGGAAAGTAACTCCCATCAAAGTGGCACGCTCTTTCAGTAAGGTTAATTCTTCTACCTTAGGGTCTACAGTTTCTTCCATAATTTCTTCTTTAGTTTCTTCAGTCATTGTAATCTCCTTGCCCTTGTAAGTGTCGGGCGACAGTTATTAAATTTCTTCTGTATATTTCCAAGCATACCCACCATGGGTCTTTTCTCTACCTTTTGCAACAGCAACAATATGAGAAGAACGTAAACCAAGCTCAGTTGCTGCAGATGTAATTGACTCCCACTCTTTTATAAAAACTAGGTGCTTCATTGGTTCAAATGCTACCCGGTATTGATTAACTTTTCTAAGCTTATTATCTTTAGCTATATTGGTTGCAAGTGGTATCCACTGACAGTTGTCTTTGGAGTAGCCGACATCATTATTTATACGATCAATCGACAATCCTTCTGCATAACCCTCTTCCATATCTTTCCAGAAGCCTTCAAAAGTTTCCCAATTAAGTGAATACTTAATACCTCTTCCACCATAACGTGAATATTCCTCATTGTTAGGGTTATTACATCTATTTTTCATAGATTGATACACCTGATAAACTTTAGAGCCAGACATACCATGCTTCCTATAATTCACCCCTTTACAATCACTACATGTTTTACGCTTCTTACCTACTGCTGATCTAATAGGATACTGCTTCTTGCAAATTGGACACTCAAATAATGAAAATGATCTGCGCTCTGGCCTACCTGACTTCTTTTCAATTAATCCTGTGTCCATGACACCAAGCTGTTTAATCTCTTTCATGGAGTAACTCCTCTATAAAGGTTTAAGTTCTCTGTAGAGGAGTTACTACCATTAGGGGTTTAGTTTGTCAACACCTATTACAGACGCGCTACAGTCTTGATTACAGCAATACGTTCTGGTCTAAGTGCCATAAAGCCATAATACCACTTTATCGACATAAAGCCGGTCTCACCATATGGATCATTTGCATAAGACTCTGGAGAACCAGGCTTAGCATGCTTGATGTTAAACTTAACGGTCTTGCCGTTAGTTTGGAAACCAATAGTAGTAAATGCTCCATCACCAACAACCAGCATTGGGAAGACATCATAGTTACCGCCAGTTGCCCGGTAGCCATCATTAGTACCTTCAGCGGCACCAACACCAGTCCAATGCATCATCTCAGGAACAACTACTAAACGGAATTGACCAACAGTACCGATCTCGCCATTGAGAACTGTACCAGCATCAGCATAATGAGCAACACTGATGAATGCTTGGTTATCAAAGTAATCCTTCATTGTCTCAACAGTCTGAGTCAACTCAGAACCAATGTACATTACTCGCCCACCACGGATGACACGAGTATCAACCATACGTGACCCAGAGATAACCTTAGTAGTCTTAGGGCAACGGTTGTTATCAAGCTCAACTGACAAGCGAGACAGATCACCATAAGTAACTTCTGTTACAGCAGCATTAGCACCTGACAGAGTAAGATCAGATACAGCAGCACCAGCGTAGTAGATAACGCCAGCAGCACCGAGAATATCAATCTGAAGAAGGTCTTCAGTAATCTCGTTAGCACCAAAGATCATCTCACGATTGATGTGCATTTCCAACTCAGCGTCGGAATCAAAGTCAAGAGACTCTTGAGTGTACTCATCAAAGAAACCATACTTCTCTAAGCCACCTTCAACTTCTACCCGGGTGAAACCAACACGGTTAACTCGTCCGCCATTCTCAGTAAGAGTTGGCATTTTACCTGCGATAGTACCAACATCTTTGCTGGAACCGTAGAGGTTACCAGAATCGGCAACAACGCTGGTATCTAGAGCAGGAGCTGTAGCAACGGTAACGCCAGCAATATCAGCAAAGCGGAAACCAAGATCATAAGCAGACTCGCCACCGGTAGTAACAAAAGCAGCAAATACAGTGTCATCATCAGTTGCAATGGTAAGCCCTAAACCACCAGCAACTACGAGCTGACGACCCCAGGAGAGGGCTGCATCACGAGCAGCATCAGAAGCTAAAGCAGCAGTAGCAGCAGTACCTGTGAAGTAAACTTTGTTACCTACGTTAGTAACGCCATCCAGGATTGGAATATCAGGAATGGTACCATCTTCACGAGTAACAACCAGAGTTGAAGTGAAATCACCAATAACACCATCAGCATCAAGACCTTGGTCGTTGATATTGGCGTCATCAAGAATAGGAACATAATGGAAACGCTTGATCTTCTTACCCATGTTCTTAGGCATGGCAGTAACGTCAGCCATAGCGCCAAAGTAAGTTTCCTTAGCGACTTCAATCAGAGCTTTCTTAATAAAATGGTCAGTTCTGATTTGAGTACCGATAGCAGAATCTGTTCCACCCAACGGATCATTATAAGTTTGCATGATTTATCCTTGTGCCTTTATAGGCTCAAATTGTTTAGTTTGGAAAACTCCTCATCAGACATAGCTAGAGGATTATACTTACCTTCCTTAGCAGGTGCAGATTGTCTTTGACGAGAAGAGCTAGCCGCCTTTTTTCTGCTCTGGCGTTGAGCCTGCTGTGAATCTTTAGTGCCTTTATCCTGGGAAGCAGGAGCTTGAGCATCTTGGCGTTTAGGAGTTTGGGGTTGTCCATCGACAGTGAACATCTTGTTCTCATGCATGTACGACCCTACTCTTTGATACGCATCAAGATCACTAATTCCAGCTAATTTACCAAGACGGCGTTCATAAGCTACAGCATCCATTACTTGGTTAAAGATACCGGTTTCCATGTGAGCATTAACTGTCCGGATAATCTCCGGCTGCTCAGCAATAGATACACGGCTTGCTTCATCCCAATCATCGCCTAGGACAGTGAGAGTACGATCGTAGTATTCTGAGTCCTTGATACTATCAAGTACAGAATCTATGACTGTCTCTGTGTCACTAACAGTACGTTGGCTAGGAGTATACGTGGTCTCACTCTCTAAGTCCATTTCCATAGGATCCATCTTACTGTCTTTCAACAGCTTCGTGATTGCCTCTGGCTTGTTCTGACTTAGATCTATGAGATAGTTTAACTTCTCAGGGTCAAGTAAACCATTGTTCTCTAATAACTTTAAAGTCTTTAGAGATGGTTTGAGCCCTGACATTTTCTTATGGTAGTTAGCCCCCATTTGCATCAACTGAATTACATCTTCAGCTGACTTCATTTTTATATTGGTTCCGTTGGCTTTAAACTCAGCCATTACTTGCTTACCTACATTCAAGTACTCTTCATCAGAAAGAGTACCCGGAGTAGGTTTAATTTTATCTTCTGTACCTTCATCACTATCAGCGCCGGAATCGTCAGCATTGGGATCAGTGGTGTCGTCTTCATCGTCGGTACCGTCATCCTCTTCTTCATCCCCATCAGACTCGTCGGTGCCTTCGTCATTATCCCCATCCTCATCTGTGTCATCACCTTCATCAGTATCGCCGATGTCATCAGCGTCAGTATTATCGTCATCTGACTCCTCTGTATCTACCTCAACCTCAGGAGGATCTGTCTTCATGAAATCATCATCAGACATTTCTAGAGGGTTAGCTGTTTCTTCATTAGCCATGATTCAAATCCTCCTCTAGAAGCTCTTCCCGAGTCTCTTCATCAGCTTCTAAACTAGCCTCAGCTTCCATTCCCTCAGAGAAGATACTGATGAGATACTGCTTGAATCCACCAATAGCAGTGATCTGCTGATCTAACATCTTCTGTACAGATTCTCCTTGCATGCCTGGGTGCGCTTTAAGAAGTACTTGCCTAACTGCATGGTCTTCTAGGAAACCTTTTTCAATTAGTTTACTGAAGTCGGCATTCTGCTGCAGACGCACTAATCCTTCTTTACGTGCAATCTTCTTCCTAGCCTCTTCAATAGTAATCTCAATTGCGTCCAAATCTTGTGCTGTACTCATAGTACTACTCCTTCGTGTCCTCAGCCCCTAATGTCGGGCATGAGCTATTAAGGTGAGGATTATTCCTCACCACCTTTAGCAGATTGTTCTGCTAATTTCTGGATCATCGCGTTACCATCTTTACGATCCTGTGCTTCCATATCTCTCTGATGGTTAGTACCATCAGCTTCATGTACGTAATCAAGGTCCTGCTTATCAGCCTCTGAGCTATGTTTGCGTGCCTTAGAGCCAGCTTCAGACGCTTTAGCCATATTAAGTTGTCCTTGCGTCTCATCCTTCATACCACGTCCACCGGCTGCCTGAGCATCTGCATTATGTTTAGCAGCAAGTGCCATTTCTTTAGCAATCTGAGCATCAAGGAGCTGCATCTCTTTTTGCTGCATTGCTTGGGCCATTGGATCAGGCTGTGGCTCATACTTTTCAATACGTGCAGCCAGGTCAGGCATCTTACGTAATCTGGCAATATCAGCCCAAATGATCTTAGAGAAATCCAGATCCATATTGGGGCCTGCAGTTTGAAGCATAAAGGCTAACTCTTCTGCTTTGCCAGCATCCTCTTCAGCAGTGGATATTGACAAGCTTAGATCGTAGTTACCTGGGAGGTCATCACGACGTACTTCAATGAATTCAGTATCAGTAACTCTGACTACTTCTTTGTCAGAAAGGAACTCTGCGTTCATTGCTATGATCTTACGACCCACATCAATAATACCCTTAGCCAAACGTCTAAGGATCCCTAACTCTCGCTTAGCTGCAGCATCTAAGGCTGACCTAGCATTGGAAGCTACGCTACCTAATGCTTGAGAGTTAATACCGCTGTTATATGCCTTTACCCCTGTAAGGCTCTC